CTGCATTAGAAGCAGTAACAGCAGTAGACATCACTGCAGCAGAATACGGCAACATGTCAACAATCCAAGACATCGTTATCGAAGCATCACCAAGTGATGTAGGTGCAGATGTAGGTCGTCAATTAGGCGGTGCACTAGCGGCAGCAATGGACGCAAGTGTAACAGGTCTATTTGGATCATTCACAACTGAAGTTGGTGCAGCAGGTTCAGAAGTAACTGTTGAAACACTAATGAAAGCGGCAGCAACACTTCGTGCAAACAGTGTCCCAATGCAAGGTTTAGTATGTGTTCTACACCCATTCCAAGCATTCAACCTTAAGAAAGGCCTATTGAACGCAGGCGGAACATTTGGTGCATCACCAGACGCAGCGAACAATGCAGCCCGTGAATACTTCATCGGTCGTATTGCAGGTATCGACATTTACGAATCAGCAAGCCCAACAATCGATGCAAGTGATGACGCAGTTGGCGCAGTATTCCACCCAGCAGCACTAGGTATGGCTCTTAAGCGTGACATCCGCATTGCTCTACAGCGTGACGAATCACTTCGTGGTTTTGAAGTAGTTGCATCAGCAGCATGGGGTGCAGGAATCATTGATAACGCAAAAGGCGTTAAAATCACAGGTGATGCTCTACTTAACTAATTGATATAAAAGGATAATACTATGGCATTCGCAACAACAGCAGACTTGGTAGAATATGTTCCAGATATTGTAGAAAACGGTATCGAGAACTTTGATGACCAGTTGACTAAAGCACAAGCGGACATCGAAAAGATGATCAAAGTGCGTTGGTTTGATCAGGAATATGCAAGCAATACTATCTACCGTTTGCACAGAGTTGGAGCGGCATGGGACGCAACTAAGTTAGATGAAACACAGTGGACCAAGTGTTGTGTTTACAGAGCACTTGCAAACTACATCTTTCCAATGTTGAGTAACTTCCGTCCAGAAGGCGATGCTTTCCGTGAGCAAATTGACTTTTATCGTGAAAAGTTTAATGAAGAATTTGACTTAGAATTCGGGTTTGGTATCAAATACGATAGCAACGACGACGGCACATATGCTGAAGGCGAAACACACGAATTTGTGCAGGATAGGTTGATTAGATGAGTAAACGAGAAGACATTGCAAATGATATTGTAAAGGCACTCAAAAACATTACCTCACCGAGATTAGGTTTGGTGACTAGAGAACCGATTGTGATCGAAGAAATTAGTCGCCAGGCTATCCCGGCAGTATATGTAGAAAGTGCCGACGAGGAGCGTGAACAGTTAACTGCTGGAACCGCACGCCTCGGTAGAATATCATATAACTTGGATATACTAGTTAAATCGGATATGCGTGATACTGACCGTAATAAGTTAATTGAAGCAATTGAAGAAAAACTAGAAGAAGATGTAAGACGTAACAGCAAAGCATTAGATGGCGAAGTTGTTATTGTTGAAGTCATTGATCCAGGTGAAGCGGTGCCTTACGCTACTATGCGTATAGTATATCTTGTAACATATCGATATGAAAGAGGAGCAACATAATGATTAAAATGATCAGCCCCACAGGTGATACTGTAGAAGTTCCAGAAGGCAAAGTTGATAGAAACTTAGCCAGAGGATACAGTATCCCTAAATCAAAACCAGAACCTGTAAAGGTTCAAGAAGATTCTCACGAAGAGACTCACAATAATGAGGATGAAGCATAATGGCAACATTACTAGGAAAAGACGGATTTGTCGATGTAGGCGGAACCGCAGTTGGTGAACTTCGTGGGTTCTCAGTAGAACATACTGCAGAAACTATTGATGACACTGTTATGGGTGAAACATCTCGTGGTTACAAAGTAACTTACAAAGGTTTCACTGCAACTGTAGATGTATTATATGATCCAGCAGACGCAGGACAAGATGCATTCGCAGTTGGCACAACTGTAACTCTTAACCTGTATCCAGAAGAGCAAAGCGTCTATGGAACACCAGATGCCGGTGATGAAAAAATCACAGGTAGTGCAATTGTAACTGGTAAAACAATTACAAGTGCATATGATGGTATCGTAGAAGCAAGTATCTCTTTACAAGGATCAGGCGACCTTACATTCACAACCGTGTAATAAGACAGGATTGACGATGGCAAAATTTAGAAGTGCAAAAGCGGCAAGTGCCGACATAGAGGACTCACTAAACGCTGTCGTCAATCATTTTTTAGACGACTTTTATAATGAAGTCAAAAAGACTACACCAGTCAGAGAAGGTAGAGCCAAAAGAGGGTGGCGTAAACGCAATAAATATCGTATAGACCGTAAAGGCGATCAAGTTGTTATGGACAACCAAGTTCCTTATATCGGTATATTAGACGAAGGATCAAGTAAACAAGCACCAAGAGGTATGTTAGATCCAGCATTTAGAAAACTATCTAAGAGAAGGTATAGAAAAAGACTATGAGCACAGTATTAGACAAAGCAAAATCACACATGAGAAATAAAATCGGTGCAGGACTAAAAGGTCCTATCGCCGTTCCTGAATGGGAAACTGAAGTTTATTATAAACCAGCAACAACATTCCATCAGGAGTCCAAAGTTATCGAACTGCAGCAAGCAGGTAAGACAGTAGAGGCTTTGGTTCAAACATTGATCAACCGAGCATTAGACAAAGATGGTAAAAACATCTTTAGACTTGCAGACAAGCAAGACTTGATGCGTGGCGTTGATCCAGCCGTTATTCTTCGTATTATTTCAGATATGAATGATGAAGATTATGATGATGGTGAAAACCTTGAAGAGGTTGCACTAAAAAACTAAGAGGCGACGCCGAACTAATGATGCTATACAGAATAGCACAAGAATTAGGGAAGAGTGTCGCAGAAGTTATGGAGTTTAGTGCCACTGAAGTCAGAGGATGGGCAGAATTTTTGAAGATTCAACACGATGAACAGAAAAAAGCTGCCAGAAAGAAAAACTAAAGGACGCAGATTGTGGCAAATACATATGAATTAATTGTTAAAACAGTAGACCAAAGTTCAAAATCGCTAGGCAATATTGAAAAAAGTCTTGCTAAACTAGAAAGTAGAAGTAAGACTGTTAATAGAGCCATAGCAGGTGTTGGTGCTGCTTTGGTCGCTGTTGTTTCTGCACGTGGATTAAAAGCAGTAGTTGATGTAACATCACGCTTTGAAGATCTACAAACATCACTAGCAACAGTAACTGGCAGTGCACAAGCAGGTGCACAAGCATTTAAATTTGTTCAAGAATTTGCTTCAAACACTGCATTCAGTGTAGAAGATTTAACAAAAACATATATTAAATTGCAAGGTGCTGGTATTAAACCAACTTCAAGTTTATTAAGAACATTTAGTGATGCTGTATCTACATCAACTGATAGACTTGGCGCACTTGAAGCAATTACAGATTTGTTTGCAAGATCAACAGCAGGCGGACTTGGATTAGACGATCTTCAAAGACTTGCTGATCGTGGTATACCAGTATTTGACATACTACAAAAGAAATTAAACCTAGCAAGACTAGAAGTTGGCAAGTTTGGTCAAACAGCAGATGGTGCAAAACAAATACTTGACGCACTTACTGAAGGACTTAACGAACGCTTTGGTGGAGCAACCGAAAGAACACTGGGTAATTTGAGTGTTCTCATCAGTAACTTAGGTGATGCTACAGACAAAGCACTCGCAGCATTTGGTAGAGGATTATCACCAGCACTTAAAGAAGTTATTAAGGGTTTTACTGATTTTGTTAACAGTAGTCAAAATGTATTCGAAGCATTAGGTAAAGGTGCTGGTGAAGTATTAAGATTATTAGCAGATGGCGTTGTTAAACTTGCTGATAGTTTAGGTGTATTACAAGCAGGCGGTTTAGAAAAAGTTATTGGTAATATGATATCGGGACTTGGATCATTCTTAATTGGACTTGACCAAGCAATGTCAGCAGTTATAGTAACATTAGCTCAACTTACTAATTCAATTGCAGAATTAATGATTTTCGCCAAAGGCGGCGTTGTTCTTGATGTTGGTGTTACTAGAGAAGAACGCATTGAACAATTACAAAAACGATTAGAAGAATTAGGTTATGGAGCAAAAATTGTTAATGGTATAATAGAATATACCGGCGGTGCTCTTGCTCTTGGGTAT